TCACAATTCTTGGTACACATTATTTAAAAGAAATAGATATTAGCCAATAAACATTGGTGTAAACGTGGATTGAATATTTTCCATCTTAGCATCATTCATATCATTATATATTTTAATCATCCAATTACCAAGTACAAGTGAAGAATAACTATCTTTTCTTGCTTTGTCTGGGCCGCTCTGCCTTCGCAGATTATCTGGAAGGTCAAAGGTTTGTGTTCCTTGAGGGGATGTTTTAATTTGTATTAAAGCGCACTGAGATTTAGTTAGCTCGATCATGTCGTACTGATGTTCTACGAAATCAATCATCTTTGCTCTATCGCTCTGCTTTTCTTCTGCGTCTGCAGTTCTTAAGAATTTTATTTTTGAGATTGGAATCTTTTTTCTGACTTGTTCGTGATACTGGTCGTCAGTAGCTCTGCATCCGAACCATATTCTTTTATGATCAAAATTAGCCTGAAGCAATTCGTTAGCAACACGAATCCACGATGAAGAAGGTTTTCTTAGATAGCAGATTTTATTTGAATCAAGATCATATTCCCTCTTCAACTCAAGCAGGTCTGAGTGATACTCTTCAGGCTTATCAAAAGAGGAAGATATAACACCTATTTTTTTATTTTGTTTTTTAAATATAGCGCTCTCATTTACAGCGTTAATAAATTGCACGCCTCCGTTGTAGTCTCCTACGATAAATATTATATTAAAGTTTTTAAGTATATAGTCAAAGTATTGGATGTGCTGCTTTAAATTAGTGCCGCTTAAAGCATAACCGTGCACCATGGTTCCCATTTTAGTGTCAGGATTTAATTTAAACACGGTCATAGCAAAGTCATCTGAGCTCTCTGATTCCGCCCAGCTAGGGTCGAAAGATAAAATATATTTTGCGCCCTGTTCGCCCTTCACTTCGACGCAAGGGTTGCTACCCTCAGCCACAGTGCACCCTGCCATTCTCGATGTCTTAAAATAACCACTACTATCATCAGTAAATACTGCCCCAAACTCCCTTTCAAATTGACTATGACTCATAGTGGCCTTAGCTTGGTCTATAAGGTTTTGATCGTAAAGCTGTTGAGGGGCGCAGTCATAACTGAACTGCATAATAGTTCTATGAGCATTATGTTTATCCTGCTCAGGCTGATGTATTAAATCGTCAAATTGACAATAGAGTTTATACATATATTCAAATTTATAACTAGCAGAAGAAAGCATTATTAATTTATTGTTAGGCCACTGATACCTTTCTTCCTCTGTCATTTTTCCCTCTTCAATAAGCTTGGTTTCGAGATCGTGAAGCTCTTGCCTCTGAGTTGGATTTTCAACAACAGAAAGGAACGGAACAATAACCTCATTGTAAATTCTTTCGGGCATCAATAAAAACTCGTCAATGATAATTCTATGAAACCTAAAACCACGGAGTTTTTCACCGTCACCTAATGGTAGAGCTCGGATTCTAGAAGATCCAATTTCCATAAGCCACTCATCATTACTCTTTGACTTTCGAGTAATACATTGGGCTAAAAATGAAGCTTCGGGTTTGGCGGCGATATCCTCTATCTTTTTAAATATCATCTTAGCCTGTCTAAATGACTTAGACAAAATTCCAATCTCTACCCCCTGATTTAAAATTGCATCAAGGAACGCATATATACCCGTAGTAAAAGACTTAGACATACCACGACTCCAGACACCCATAAAATAATCAGTCTCGAACATTGCCTTAATAGCCATATGCTGAAAAGGAAACAATTTAATACCTGAAATAAGTTCTGTAGTAAAAGTGGTATTCTCTCTAAGAAATTTATACAAAAGTAATTTAGCCTCCTTCTCTTCAATAAAACCCTTCTTCTCAGAAATGATTTGATTAATGCAATTATCTATTTCTCTATTTTGATTTCCTGATGTCCAGCTCATTTTTATCTATATAATATTGTAAGTCTACCCCCCAAATAATACTACCAAAAAATAATATTTTAGGAATTATATTTTCTAAACCGCCCCTATCGTCTGCAAAAACAAACTGACAGCAATCCTGGAATTCATGCATAATTTGTCTCATGTTGTGATATATAAATTTTAAATTAGTTTTATGTGGGCCAAACTTCTTGTTTTTTGCTGCCCGCATATAAGCCTCAAGAGAATTCAAATTAGACTCAATCAGAATAAATAAATATGAGTCCGCTTTCCGCACCCGCTCTATCTCTCTTTTAAATCTATCTAAATTTGACAAACTTAATGTTGCGATAAAATCATTAGTGCTCTTTCGGTCTATATAAGTTCTATCATAGAAACTCCCTGCGGCAGTATAATCCCCTATATTTAAAGCCATAACTTCAGAATTAGCAAACGAAAGAGGTTGTTGCTCCCTGGTGTCTATAAATATTTTCAACATGGATGTGTCGCAATTATTAAAATCAGGAGGTAAAGCTTTTTCAAACAACGGTTTTACTCCAAGTAAGCTAGAAGCTTTACTGTAAGAGCCAAAATGAGTTCTATAATGATCTATAGTTGGCATTTTATTTATAAGTAATTCTAAATGACCTGGAGCGCGATTAAGATTTCGAGAAGAAATTCGCTTTTTTAAAAGTTTTAGTATATACTCTTTGACTTCGTCCGCATGAGTTATATTGCACCATTTTTTTAATTCAGAATAATTATTAAAATCCGTATCGAAGTATGAATCTTTATCTTTAAACGCTATACTATCTCCAGTTAACTTATTTTTTCTTGGAAAGAATTGAGTATAATATTCAGCTATGGTCATATCGTGAGCTTTTAAATGGCAATGCAGAGCTCTTTCTGACTTAAAAGTTTTTTTACATACCTTGCACTCAATCATAATTCTTGAGGATATACCTTAGACATGAAGAGCGGAATGTTTTTATTCTTCAAAACTCTTCTTTTTATTTTCCAATAAACTCTAATCATCCAGCATGGCATTGTGAGCCAGGGAAAGTAGGAATTATCTCTTTTAACTTTTTCTGAATACATAGATATCCCCTTCATAATACAGCCTTTTGTAAAGGTACAGTTTTTAATTTCTATGTTCCTGAGATATGGTCTATAAAAAAAATCAAATAAAGACCAAGAACCAAAAACAAACCAGCTAGAAAAAACAAACGACCTTTCAGATATAAATTTGCAATTTTCAAAAACTATATTTTTAGCGCCCCCCCTAATAAATAATTGAGCCTTTCTAGAATTGCCAACAAAAGTACAATCTTTAAAGCTCAAGTCTCCACCTCTACATACGTCAATTAAACCAGATGAACCTCCAATAAAACTACACCTTTCAAAAAACTGTTGGTACTCAAAACTAAACTTAACAGCCCAAAATGTTTTAGAGCCATCAAAATGACAATTTCTATACAAACATGGTACAACCCTAGACTCAGGACTTCGATAGAAATCTAAAGAGCATTCCTTAAGGCCTGGAGACAGAATATGAGTTCCTTCTCCGCAAGTATATCTTTGATTTACTACCTGCTGAACCTCCATTAGATAATGTCTGTTTTCCTTATGCCTAAAACTCTAGCTTTCCATTCAGGCATTTTTTCTAAATTATCCGCTTCTTCAGAGATTCTTTTTTTCTGCATTTCAGCCATTCTAACCATTATTAACCTCTCTTCCTCTTCTTGAAAAAGCTGGACAAGGTTCAATATGCTTGCGTTTTTTTCTACGTTACTTTGAATTCTTTTTGATCTGTCGCCCTGTAGTTTAGATATCAGAGACTCCATTCTTTTTTCGCACTGATTATATTCTTCGCTTTTAGTCTTTAGTAGCTCTGCTAGTCTAACTGTTAAATCTTGCTGATCTTCGGCTTCATCAAACATTCTATTTAATTTATTCATAGCGGACTGTATTTTCTTTAAATGAATATAATCCATGCAAACGTTGATATATAAATTAATTTCATCAGTTGTAAGATCCGGTTTATCCCAGGTCGCTCTAACAAACTCTGCCTCAAATAAATCACGATCTTCTAATGAGGTATAAGTTTCTATAACCTGTAAAAATCGAGGAGCACACAAAAATTTCCTTAAAGACTCCATACATCTTTTATATTGGACAGTCATCTTTTCTTCGGTTATTTCCGCGCCAACAAAATCATTAATTTTTTTTATCACCTTACTATCCGCTTTAGGTGGAGAATATTTTACATTCAAACCAGTTTCATCCTCAAAAACATCTAAACCCTCGGATACAATAAAGTTATGAACAGCCCAAAACTCCTTACTAAGATGCTTGACCTTATCATCAGAAAAGCACAACTTAGCCAAGTCTAAACTGCTAACCCCTGGGGCTGAATTATTCCTAAGGAATTCTTTCTGAGCTTCGGTTAATTCAATGTCTTCTTTTTTATCTATATGCTTAGTAGAGTAATCAAGTTCTTGTTGAGCAAGATAAGCTCTAATTGCTCTACCCTCCCTAGATCTACCGTCTAAAGAATCGTTTTTGAATAAAGTTCTAGTTAATTCAGTCAGGTCATTAATAGAATCAATGTTTTCCTTAATAAAGTCCTTCTGATCTTTGGTTAATTCTAGCGGCGGTTTCATATGCTACAATCTCTCCCTTCTTTAATATGCTTATGGCTTTTTCTTTAAATATTTTTTTAAGATTTTTCAGTTGCTTATATCCTGCTTTCCGACCTTTTTCGCTTGTCTTGTAACCCATTATTTTCGCAACTTCAATTTCATCCATATGCTCAACGTACAGCATTTTATAAACTTTATATTGTTTTTCTGGCAGGACTTTTTTCATTTGTTCATTTAGTTTTTCTGCAGCTTGATCAATATCAATTTGCCTGTCAGACATGCACGCAACTTCTCCAGCGTGATTTTCAATAGTAACTGCCATTTTTATATCGTAAGCAGATTTTTTAGTTTTTTCCCATTTTAAATATAAAGGGCACTCAGAGTCCTGCAGGCCACTGCTGGTAAAACCGCAAAGACTACCGTTTGATATCCCAGTA